TTACTTCCATACCGCTTGTTTAGAACCATTAAAATTAAAGAACTTTGTATTAGTTGATGCCTCCACGAGAACTACCAACATTTATAAAGATGCTTGTAAAGATTATAACACAGACTTCTTGTTATTAAAGAAGGAGGCCGATGAGGTAGATCAAATGGTTTCAGCTTTAAGAGGCAACAAGGATTTATCTAAATTAGTTTGGGATAATGGTGTTCAATACGAAGTCCCGGTTATTGGTAGCTTTGGTGATCTAATGTGGAAAGGTAAGTGTGATATTATCAATGGTGATATGATTTATGATTTAAAGACCACAACTTCAATCGAAGATTTTAAGCATAGTTCTCATAAATATAATTACGATTCACAAGTTACTATCTATGAGCATCTTACAGGCAAAAGAATGGCATTTATTGTTATCGAAAAAGGCACTAATAGATTAGCTTTATTTAATGTCACAGATGAATTTAGACAACGTGGATTAACTAAGGTTGGCCAAGCAATGGATGCTTATAAAAAGTTTTTTGGAACTTTACCAACTCATGATGTCGAACAATATTATTTAGAATCTTATCTTTTTTAAAATGAAAACGCACCAATTCAAAACAAATCAATTAGGTTACACTTATAATCAGTTTGGAGAAAATCTCTTAAAACAATTAAATATCTCTTATCAAAAGTTGCATGGACAAGATTCAAAGACAACAATGGGTGCTAAACCTAAAAGTCATCGAAAAGATGATCTCGGAATATGAAGAACTTAAAAGTATTCCTAATGTTAATGCTTGCGTTATTCTTGCTTATCAGTATGTCGTTATCCCCAACACAAAAGATGAACACGAAGAAAGCCTCGGTATTTAAACCTTATGAAGAATTTGGTATAATTACCCAAGAGGATATTTATACTGATACCATTGATTTAAGTTTATATACGAGTCATGGTAGGCTTAAATATGGTATAGAATGAAGTAATTCGGAATTTCCGAATAACCACTTTAAATCAACAAGGGTAAGAATTACTTTTATATTTCAAACGAGAGTAAAACAATAAGACAATGAGCAATAACCAAACAGCAGTAGAAAAATTAACTGCAATGGAACATCTAATTAATTGGATAGATTCAGATTGTACTCCTATGGATTGTGTATTAAAAGCAAAAGAATTATTACAAATGGAGGAAGATCAGATAATTTCATCTTGGGAAAATGGTTTTTGGGAAGGATGCGAAGATAAACTTTCGGGAAATTCTGGATTACAATATTACAACGAAACTTATGGCAAATAAAACTGCAATGCAAGAATTAATCCATTGGCTAAAAAGCGGATGGAAAGATGAGGATGTAGATACCGTATTAAAAAAAGCCGAGCAATTATTATCTGAAGAAACTACGCAAATAGTTGATGCTTATGATAATGGTGCTGATTATGACCAAGAAGGAAAACCATATTGGGGTGTACAATATTTTGAACAAACTTATAATCAACGAGAAAATGACAACTAACAAAACAAAATTAAGCCTGTCGACTAACGACACTACAATATCAATTGAGTTTGATAATTGGGATGTAGACCTAGATCAGTACTTCCAAGCATTTAAGACCTTAATGGTAGGTGCTACGTTTACGGAAGATCAATTTAATAATTGGATTATTGATGAAGGTGAGGCATTAGCATCAGATAATGAAATTGATAAAGCTAATATATTTTAATAACATTAAAGAGGTTTTACAAAATGTAAATTATATTTACTATATTTGTGTTATGGAAAATATGAATATGATTTACGGTTTAAGAGACCCAAGAAACGACGTATATAGATATATCGGAAAAACAACTATTGGTAAAGGTAGACCATTGTTGCATTTAAGAAGGTCTCATAACAAAGAAGTTAATATGTGGGTTTCTGAATTACACAATATGGGGTTAGAGGTAAATGTAGATGTAATAGAATCCGATATATTATTAAATGATTTAAGTGATAGGGAGAGATACTATATTGCTTACTACTCAGATATGTATGGGGGATTATTAAATTGCGGAACTAATTTATTTGAATCATTAGCATCTCCAGTTGGTTTAACTTATGAAGAAATAAAATCTGCATATAAATCAATATTAAATTTTAAAGATGTTTGTAAATTATTTAAAATAAATTCGGGGTTTTCGGAAGAGGCAATAGCTAACGCATTAGGAATTAGTAGACCTACCTTAGTTTCAATAAAAAAATATACTCCAACAGTAAGTATTGATGGATATGTTAAAATGCTTTTTTTTTCTATTATTGGCATAAAGGGGGTTTTTTCTTATTATTATTCTAAGTCAAATGAATTTAAAGGAAACTATCCAGACACAATTGAAGAGTTTATTGATAGATGTATAAAGGATCCAAAATTTTGTAGAAAATGGTTTTCTATGTGCTATGATGAATTAAAATATATTTAATGTTATAATGATGAAAAATTCCAACAGTAATTGGGATGAAGTTATATAATGAAAGATATATCCGACATTTGGTGTATCAGAATTATATGCAAAAGGGTATAAGATTGCACTTTTCGGTATAATGTGTCATATATCATATAATTTGCACACTAATTGTTCATTATAATGCACTTTTTGGTAGCATTACTACCAATTTTGCTCAATAAATTTGACATGGTTTTATAATTTACGCACAACATTGTTTTATAATTTATCCACAAAAAAAGTAAATCTATAACTTGACAAATTTATATAAAAAGTAAATCTATAAATTGAAAATGAAAACGCAAGAAGATTATAACTTAATGGCAATTGATTGGGTTGAGCAATACATTGCCAACAATAAACCCTTGTTTAATGTAAAAGTGTTTGATGGGATACTCATGGAGAATACTCATTACACTCTTACCTACTGGGTATATCGGTTAAAGAATAGCAGAGGTCGTGATAAATATAGTTCATTTGTCAAAATAAAAAAGTTTAAAGATTGGATTAATAAACAAACGCAATTATGAAAAATCAAATTGGACTTGGGGATTTTCTTCAAGAATTACTTAACAAATTAAATTTAGCTATTAAGGATCAAGAACTACTTGATAGCTTAAACGATTCAAGAATCCATTGCACTCCCGGACTTGAATTAATTTATCCTAAAGATAAACCATTTGAAATGCCATCAATATCAAAAGTTGATGCTAATGAGATTCTTAAAGAAGTTAATGAGAAGGAAGTATTATTTGAGAAGTTCTGGAATTTGTATAATAAAAAAACCAATAGAGTTAAAGTAGAGGCCAAATTTCTTAGATGTTCTATTTCAGAGATAAATAAGATTATGGAAACATTACCTTATTATATTAAATACACACCCGATGTTAAGTTTAGGAAAGACCCTATAACCTACCTTAATCAACGTACTTGGGAAGATGAAATATATTTACCAAGAGTTATCCAAACAAAAGAAAATCCTTTTAAGTTTTAGAATAACAAAATAACATGAAATCAAATAATAAAGTATCATTCGCAGATTTAGATGCGGAGAAGGAAGTTATCGCACTTCTTTGTAATTACCCATCATTAACTAAAGAATGCCAAAAGGCAATCAACCCCGATGTATTTCACTTTGCCTCCACTAAGGCCATTTACTTGACTTGTATTGAATTATTTTCAGAGAGTGGTACGTTTTCCTTATCCGACCTTGTACTAAGGCTTAAAACGCAAGGAAGTAATGATTGGGCATTAATCTTAGGGGCCACAACAAGTAGGAATCCATTGAATGCAAATGAGTTACTTATTTACTTAGCCGAATTGAAAGGTAAAAGGGATTTGCTAAATTTATCAAGGGAACTAAATAATGATTTAGCAAATGGACATGATTACTTTACACTTGTGGATAAGATAACAAACTCAATAGGTAACGACCTTATTAAGAATGATTCTAATGAAATCATTGAAATGAAGGATGCCCTAATGACTGCCGTAACCACAATCGGTGATGTAATGACCAATGGATCACTAAGTGGTGTGCCTACGGGGTATAAGATATTAGATGATGTTACGGGTGGTTGGTTAAAAGGGAATGTGGTATTGTTTGCTGCAAGACCCGGCCAAGGTAAAACCATAGCATTGCTTGAACACGCAAGATGTGCTGCTGAAATGAATAAAAAGGTTTTGTTTTTGTCACTTGAAATGCCAGTTATTTCTCTTATTTA